TGAACGCTTGCGCCGTGGAACTTAAACTCGCCCTTGCCGTAGGTTGCGGCGGTGTCTTTGGCCAGTTCTTCGGTGCGCTCGATGATAGCCTCCAGCGCCTTCACAACCGCCTTGCAGCGGATGTGAACGGATAGCGGATCGACGTTGCCGTCCATGACTTCGGCGGTGACGTGGTTGACAAAGGCCTCAATCTCGGCCTTGTCGATGTTGGTGGGTAATGTCAGCATTGGTCACCTCCTTGCAATTTTGCGATGAACTGTTGGCGCTCTTTCATCTGGGCTTCTTTGAACGCGAGCAGGTCTAAGTGCTGCTTCCAGCCGAAGGCGTAGCGCTCCTCGCGTTGCTTGTTGATGAACTTGGTCATCAGGTTTTTAATTTCTTGCTTTTTCATTGGTTGGTTGGTTGGTTAAAGGGTTGAAAGGTACTTGATTCCGGATTCGTACTTCGCCGCGTCCCAGTTCTCGCGTGCCTCCAGCTTGTAGCGCTCTTGCGGATCGCTGACTTTGGCCATCAGCATCTGACCGTATTTGACGCGCAGGTTTTGCAGGTCGTCGCTTTTTGCAGCTACTATTGGCGATTCAATTTCGCTGTCAATCATCGCATAGGGTACTACCATTAACTGCGCGAGAGCGTATTTAAATGCAGCCGACAGTGCCTTGTTCGCTGATTTATCACCGCTGTCCATGCCTTCACCGACGACCTCGGTTGTTGCGCTGCTGCCATCCTCGGCTATAAATGTAAACTGTGCGGTCATCATTGTGTAAATGAGTGCGCTGCCCTTGTTTGACACTCTGTCCTCTCGGCTGACATTAACGATTTTGGTTTGCACGTACACTCCGTGCTTGGCGAAAATTGGATGACAGGCGTTCATGAAGTCCTCGATGCCTCGGTATTTGTAACCTTGCTGTTGATTGGTTTTGTTTTTACCGATGGCACCAACCTCTCGCATGCATTCAATTATTTTACTGTGAATCATTTTTAGTTGGTTTATTTGGTTTAGTTGGTTGGTTTGCAGCGAAGTTCAACGCGGCGCGGATGCTGCCAAATCGCGCCCGGCATAGGGTGAGGGTGTCGGCCTCGCAGTAGACGGAAGTAAGTTGCATTTTGGATTGGTTAGAAAGTGTAGGTGTCATCTTCTTTGTTGAGTTCATTGGTTTTTTTTAGGTATGCAAATATACATAAATAAATAATAGGCAGTGCGCAGAATGATATGTACCACCACCAGCGGTCGTGGAAGTCTGCCATCATGTAGACCATTGACAGCAGGAATGGGAGGATCAGGAGTAGGTTGGCCATTAGTGGAATAGGTTTTGGAAGTTAGACAGTGTGCGGTCTTTGCTAAGAACTACCAGCAGCGTTTGTATTTCGTTGAAGGTGCATTGGGTGTAGAAGTAGTTGGTTGTAAGGAAGTCTATGCAAAACTCCCTGCTGTTTGGGTATTCGTAGCTTTCGATGGTCGCGCGGGTTTCATCGCTCATGCGATCCCATAGTGTTGGTGGTCTTTGCATTGTTAGATTTGGTTTAGTAGGTTTTGACGTGCTTGAAGGTAACGTCCGTAGAGTTCGTAGTTGAACGTCAGCGGCTTCTTGGTTTCGCTGGATGAAGGCGTTGCGGTGCGTTCCAGCATGTAGCGGATGTGGCGATGCCAGGCGTAGAGGTAGGCAGGTATGAAGTTCATGGTTTGGTTGGGTTTAAGGTTGGCATTGGTAGAGGTGTTGATGAGCGTTGGAAGCGGATGAAGCGGAACCAGTCGCGGTGTTGGCTGCGGAAAAGCGCGTCTACAATTTGACGTGTCCGCGTCGAGTTGCTATTCGCAGTAAACGGATAATCGGCGTGCATTGCGTACATGCCGCTCGGCAGCTTGTGGATGTAGGCCTCAACGACTTTGCCGTTGTCGAGGGTGATCGGTGTGTAACTGATGATGTCGTGGTTCATTGGGTTGGTTGGTTAAAGGGTTAAAGATTGCGCGTTGGTGAGCCGCGCCCCTCGTGTTGTTTACTTTTGAGCGCCGAGTATGTACATCAGCGTTGTGTCTGTGTCAATTAGCTTCTTGGCCGTGCCTCGCTTGATGTGCATAAAAATTGCGTCACGTACTTCCTCATTCTTTACGAATTTTCCATCGAGCCATCCGAACTTTGAGTCTCTATTAACGATTGCTTTCATAAGTGTGTTTTTTAGTGGTTTGGTATATGCAAATATACATACATATATATATACGATACAAACTTTTTTTAATTTTTTTTTCTGCGTTTTTAGCGCGCAAACGCACTTTTGGACAAAACTTGTCCAACGCCCCGATTTTGAAGCCTTGATTTCCCGCGCTTACCTCAACCGCGCGAACAAAACGACGCTCGCCAGCAGTCCCAAAATTGCCCCAACAAGCAGTATCGGCCACCTGCTTTTACGCTTCTTCGGCTGAACGACGACAGTGCGATCTACGATTGTCGTGTCGCGCATTATTAAGCGTTCTACGACCGTATCTCTTCGTAGGCGTATGACAATGCCACTACCTGAATTTGATACGCTTAAAACGCTTGTTTTCGCACTGTCGCGCAAAGTGAAGCGACGTATCAACCCGGCACTGTCGCACAGGTCAGGAAGCGTCAACTCGGTCAAACTGCCAGCGGTCACGACTTGGCGGTCGGTGTGGACGATAGCGCTGGTGCGGATCACCTCCGCAGGCTTCCGGCAGCAGCCAAAAAGCAGCAGGCTAAATATGAGCGTACTCTTGGGCAGCATTGAACGATGGGCAGGCTTTGGATACTTTCGGGAAGTCACGGTGGCCGAGGATCTTGGCGGTTGGATACTTGGCGCGCCATTCGTGCAGCGCCTGTGAAAGTGCGTCTTTTTGCCCTTGAGTGCGATTGTCAACCGGGTTGCCTCTGCTGTCAACGCCTCCGATGTAGCTGATGTGGATGCTTACCGAATTGTAGCCGGCAACGCCGTTGCACACGGTGTCATCGGGTGCCAGCGTGATGACTTCGCCGTTTGGTTTCACGACCTTGTGATAACCGGGTGACTTCCACTTCAGATTGGTGCGCCAGTAGTTCTGGATTGATTCAATCGTCGTTGAATGCGGTGTCGCGGTACAGTGAACGACGAGGTATTTGATGTTTCGCATGATGCCTGATTAGGTCACAAAATTAAATATCATTGGTCTTGATTTTACACCCCATCAGGTACGAATCAATGCGCCTCATGCCACTTTACACCCTATCGGGTGCTGGTCGTCGTAAACGTCGCATCAATGACGCGAGTGTCTATCTTCTTGGTGTTCAGATGAACCAACTTCAGCTTCATCCAGTAGCCACCCAATGGCTTCGGCGGTCTGCCTCGCTCAACGTGGAAGCCACCAACTCCTCCCTGATACTCCTCCTTGTATGTCGCTGTACGAATTTGGTGCAGCGGCCGTTGTTTGATCATATAGTCGCTTCGGTTGAGGTAGGTGATGACGTTGACATGGTGATACAACTCATGCACGTGACCTTGCCAAGTGCAGTCGTAGCCTTCGACCATCGCCATGATCCGCTGGTCTTGGATGACGCCCTTGGTCACTACGCCGCCGCCTCCTGAACCGTGGTAGTAGTGCATCGCAAAGCGTGTGCGATGGTTGACTTTAGCACTGTGCGTGAATCCAAACAGGATCGCGCCGCCGTAGCCGCCAAGCTGAACGTCGGTCTTGCACTCGTGGTTGAGTAGTGTGACGAACATCTGCAAGGCGTCGAACTCGACATTTCTGATAACACTGGTCTCGTGGTTGCCGTAGCCGATCAGCGCGATGTGTTTGGCGTAGGGTTTGAACCACTGCACCGCGTCGTTTACGACGGCTTGCAGGTAGTTGCCCTGGTTGTGTTCCGGGCGTATCTCATCCTTGCCCCTGCGAGGATCACCGCGCCCCTGCATGAGACAGAACGTGTCGCCGTTCATGATGACCTTGGCGCCTCTGCGCACGGCTTCGTCGAGGTGGCTCTTGAGCAGGTCACGATCGCACTTTGGGTTGTCCCAATGCAGGTCGCTGACCAGCAGAAACTCCGCCTCCTTCCCTTCGCAGTCGAAGGTGTGAACATTCGCTGCGCGTCGGGTTATTTTCATACTATTGGTTTGGTGGTGTGCTTTTTAGCAGCTTCATGATGCGCACTTCCAGCACCTCCGTGATCTTGACGCCCGAAAAGCCGACGATGAAGGCGAGGCCGTACTCGATGTTGGGCGCTTTAATGTTCAGTATTCCAATGATGACTGGCGCGATGTAGGTGGCAGATAGCGTGCCTGAAAGCACGGCGATTAGCTGCATCTTCCAGTTCTTCATCTTAGGGGCGAGCAGGAGTGCGCCGAAGAATCCGGCGATTGTCAGGCCGATGTTGATGCCTATGCTTTTGAGGAAGTCTATCATTGCTAATCTTCGTTTAGTGTGCTGCTCAAGTCGTCGCGCTCGGTGTAATCCTTGGTGTACTCCTCATCCCATCCGAGGAAGGTATGCACGCCTATTGGCGGAGGCCAGCACTCGAAGGGCAGGTAGGTCGGATCAGGCTCTCCATCCCAAAGTATGTCGACGCAGTACGCGCCCTCGATGATGCCGAGCGGCACTGCGAAGCCTTGCGGCACTGGTAGCGCGGTGAATGTTGCCTCGTTGGGGAAGGCGTATTTGCGGAAGGTAGCCATTTATAGTCGGGTTAATTCGGCAAGTTGGTCGTTAGATAGCCGTGTGGTGTAGAGGGCAGCGGCGCGGATGCGTGCGTTAAATGATTCAGTGCTTAATGAACTTTCGTGCTTACCAATAGTCGTAAAACTTAAGCCAGTTGGAAAAGTTGGGCTTGTTCCGCTCACTACCGCACCCCCATCAATGCTCGCGAATAAATTACCACTAACGCCATCTTGCTGATAGGCAAAAGCTATTTTATGAAATCCGCTTGTAAAATTACCAAGACTTACTGATGTTGAATTTATTTGCGCTCTATATTCACCGGCATTGTAAATTAACATTATTCGATTTGATGTAGTGTTATCTGATATTGTAAAAATTCTTCGCGTAGATGAATTATTAGTCGCTTCAAATTCACAATACATCGTCCCCTCCGTCTGCCCTATCAACCCACTCACGAGCGCACCCGATGCGCTGATTGCGTCGGCGGCACGGCTGACTGTGCCTGATGTCGTGGGGATTGGTGATGTAGCGATAGGGCCGACTTCTGCTTGTGTGAAGTCTACTTCAATAACGTCGCCACTTGCAATCATCCGTATTCCTACCTGCCCCGACGCCACGGTTTGCGCGCCACTATTAAACGGAGCAAACGCACTTGTCAACGTTACGGTCTGCCAATTTGTGCCACCGTTTGTGGTGAGCTGAATTTGACCAGTCCCTGAAACTCTACGCATGTATGCCGAGAAAATACGCGACTGCGAGGCGTGCGATATGTTTTGCGTTATCGTCGCACTTGCCGCCGTAGCCGTCAGCGTCGTTGCTCCTGATGCAGTCCCATCAGCGCCAACGGCGTTGCGTACTGCCGTGATACCACTTGCCGCCCACGTGCCACTCACCGATAGGTCGCGACTCCACAAGGCTTGATTCTGCCCACTCGCCTCGACCAACAAGCCGGGACACGACTGCCCCAGCCAATCGATGCGCGGCACTCCTGACGCTACGCTCTCAATCAACCCGCTGCTATTGACCCGCGTCGCCGTTGTGTTGCGGCTCACGGTGAAGCGCATCGTCGTGTCTTCAGCCACAAACGGAGGCACGTCTTGGTAGAGGTTGCCTGCCTTATAGAACTGCGGAACGATCAGCAGCGAAGGCGTCGATGGCAGTCCGTCGTTGTATGCCTCCACACCTCGAGCTAATAAGCACGGCGCTTCCTCAACGGTAGCACCGGCAGCCTTAGCGCCTTCCAGTGCCTTGTAAAACTCCGACTTATAGGCGCCATTGTTGCCCAGAATCGTGGCGTTGGGAATAGCGTAGCCCTGAATCATAGCGGTTAGTCTGTATATGCGACAGCAGTACCAGCGGCAATCGTGACCGCCTTAATCGTCAATCCCTGAGGCGCACGCACAATCATGCCGGTCTGCCATTGGAATGAAGAGCTGAAGCCAAGAACTGTCAGCAAGTTGCGGTCAAGCTGATCCGTTAGCGTGCTGATGGTCGTGTTTGGCGTGTTGATGACCATGAACTTTATGCGCTGATTTGTCAGCGCAGCAGCGGTGGCGCCTGATCCACTCACACCCACAACTTGGATGTTCAGGCCATCAGCCATCATGTCTTGGTTTACTGTACTCATAGCTTTGTGTTTTATTCTAAATATACCTTAGGTCGGAATTTCACAAACTGAGTGTCCCCAGGGGATGTCAAAACTTAGGGAAGCTGTCCACCCGGCTACCTTGTCATCCCTGGCCTCCACAAACCTGGTCAGCGCCACGCTCTCCTGCAGCGTCCATATCTCATCGGGATCATCCGTCAAGGATGCTATGAAGTCTTGAGCTGTGCGCAGTTGATCACTGAGCACCTCATCTTCATTGTCAGTCCACCGGTAGACAACACTGGCGCTGATCGTCGCATCGAGGCCACGCAAGTCCTCAACTCGGTCCATCCAGTAGCACTGCACACTGAGCGTCAGCACTCCCCTCCCCGCTTGTGCAGAAATGACGTCAGCGAAGACCAAGGGATAGGCGATCCTATCGCGGTCGCTGGTTCGTAGATTGATTACATTGTCCGTCCCGATTGCCAGCGGATCCCCTGTCCCGAAGCTGTTCACCTGGGGATGGTTTACCGCTCGCGTCATCAGGGCGTTTTTGATCTTTACCCAAGACATAGCGTGCCAGTTTTAATACGTTGTTTTTATGCGCTCCCATTAGCAGTTATCACATCCATACCAACCTTCGTCGTTGATGCCATACGGCCTATCCAGGCCGACACCACGCATCCGGTAACCACGATCGAGGACCATGCCGACGCGGTAGTTTGTCGCATTCGGGTAGATAGTGTCAATGGCTACCGTTGGGCTGTTAAAGAGCGGGTAGTCGTTGCGGTTCTCCACGAGGTAGCGCGTCACCCTCTCGCTGTACCACTCCGCATCGCTTTTCGTGCGATCCATCAGCCTGGTAATCTCATCGACATTCATTGCAGTGCTTTCCGTGCTCGTGCGTCGATCCATCCCTTTATTCATGTACTTAAAGGCCAAGACCATCGGCAGCTCAAATTGCAGCCACTGGACGAGTGCCGGCTGGATGTAATCTTCAAGCAGCGTGGTGTTCAACGCACTGACACTCTGAGCGATGATCTGCGCCTTTATCTCGTTGTATAGCGGCGATCCGATGATCGGCTGTATGCGCATCTCCTGCACTTTGATCAGCGTCGGGCGGATCTGCGTGTAACTGACGTTCTCATTGATGATGCTGTTCTCGAGCAGCGTCTGCTCGCTGATGAATAGTGCCTTGCTCATGGTGCTTCTGTTATTCTGTTGCCTCTGCGAATTACTGTTACCTGCTCCCAGATATGGCGGCATTGCGGTGTGCGTATGTCTGCCGGTCCTGGTCTGCGATACCACCCACCCCTACGCGCCCACACGCTGTATCCCATGATCTGGGATATTTGGTTGATCTCCTCCCTGGTGTAGACCTTTCCGCTTTGCGCCATCTGCAGCATGATAGTGCAGAACTCCCTACTGGTTTTGATGTCCCTGTTGCTGAATCCGGGTGCCCAAGCGTATCGGTAGCGCATCTCAAGAGTAGGCACCTCCGTTGGCGCTGTCTCCTTTTGGATGCTGTCAATCACGCGGCGAATGGGATAGCGGTTTTTCTGCATCAGATAGGCCACACGCTTGCGTATGCGCTCACGGCTGACACCGAACTCTCGCGCCATCTCTTCGACGGTAGCATCTAAATTCCTGCGCCTGTACTTGATGATCTTATCATCCAGCTCTTTTTCCTCTTCATCCAATGCCGCAAACGCCTGCCTGGTGGCGTTGCTTATATCCTCTTCCAGCTTCCCGGTGAAGTGCAGCGGCTGGCTGTGCAGGATGACGTAGTCGCTCTCCTGGCTGCCAAATGTCGATGCCACACGGTGCAGGATTTCGTACTCTTCATTGCCCCAGTCGCATGTCGCATCATCGTAATCTTCAGCGCTGAACTCCTGCTCATTAACTCCCAAGAATGCGTCAACCTGTTCAGCACTCAGCCCGAAGCCAGCCCCCAACATCGTCCTCGCCTGCTCCAAGTTAATCTTGCCCTGGCCGTAGTGCCTGACGATGCGCATTAGGTTTTGATACTGCCGCCCCGAGAGGGTGCGTATTGCTTCGTTTATGGGCTCTGCGGCGGCCTCTATGGCAAGATCTCCTTGGCCTGGCTCTATCACTTCGCCCGCTGTTTTCAGTGGCTCTAATCCCGCTTTTTCACGCAGCTCATCCGGTGTCATAATTGTCATCAACGCCTGCTCCGAAAGCTGCTCAGTGATTGGCTCGACAGGGATCAACGTCAAGCCTTCAACGCCGTTGAACGACGCCAGGTAGTTGATGGTTCGCTCGATTCTTTTGATGCGGTCCTGGACGTAGGTGTTTCGGAATAACTCAAAGGCCTCCACCAATTCCTTGCGGCCTCCAAGCTGCCCTTCAACACGAACACCGAACAGCTGAGGGTTGGTGACGCGGTGGCTGATAAAGATCTCCTGCTGCACCGTTTTATTGAGCACCTCAAACTGCTTGTCCATGTCGCTCGGGGTGAGTGGCAACATCGTTGGCGCTTTCGTGGCATCATCATTGAAGGTGACGACAAAGCGACCTGCATTGTCCGTGCCGCTGAACTTGCGCTTGATCTGCCGCTCGATGTCTACCTGTTCCTCAGGTGTGGGGATGCCGTTGTTGAAGTTGATAAGATAGCCGCCCCAAAAATTGTTTCTCAGATTATTATTGTGGAAGTTGGCGATCTCCACGTCAGCTTCAATCCACGCCAAGCCGCCAAGATATTCGGGCAGAGGGTAGTACTTGACACCAGCGGAATAGCAGCGGTAGTAGAAGAGTTGCTTGCCGATGCGGTTCTCTGGATCAAAGGCAGGGATGCGCTCAATGTCCTCAACCTTGGGAAACTGGCGGATCATCTCTTCATTGTACCAATTTGCGATTTGGAACATTTTCTCCTTCTTATCGACACGCACACGCTCAAAGGCTACATGCTCCATCCTGGCGATTTGCCCGGATCGGGACCAAGTCACAGCAATGGCCATGCCGTTGAATAGCTCAAAGTCCAAGCACAGCTTCTGCGTCAGGTCGTTCAAATCATCAACCTCGTTGGCGTCGCTGATGAATTTCTCTTGCTTCGCCCTGGTCTCAAGTGTGCCTTGCTCATCTCCCTGCCATCCACCTCCGATGATGTAGCCAACTTTGCCATTGACAATGGCGTTGTGCTTTGAACTCCGCCGGTACATGTTTAGCAGGTAGTATGGGTACTCATTCTCAACGCCGTATCCGATGTAGTCCAGTCCTGGTTGCTCGACCATGATTGGCACTTTGTGTGCGAATCCGGGCCAGGCGAAGAAGCGGTGAGGCTGGCTTTTTTTAGTTGTTGTAGACGGCATAGTCAATCGTGTTATTTTGTTTAAGGTATGTCTCCGTGCCGAGCTCAACAAAGGCAAGGCCCGTTTCAAGGACACGCGGGTTCGTCGTTGGCAGTAGGAAGCGACGCATAGCACGCGTGTAGCGGTTGGAGGTGTTGCCCTTGCTGTGCGTGCCTTGGTTGCCGTTGTTCATGTCCACCGTGAACGCCTGCGTATCTGATGCCTGTGTCGAAGACCAGTAGATGTGGTTTGCGAATCCGCCAAGTCCATCGCTGGCTAACTCCGTCCACATCATTCCCAACTCCTCCAACGACGGCAAAAACCAGTCGCTAAAGTTGTTCAGCACTAAGTCATTGGCAAGCCTTGCAGATATGCCTGCTGTTGCGCAGGTTGCGACAATTGATGCCGTGTTGACAATGCCTTGGCCAATCGCTTCAGGTGTTGCCCCTTCAGGGATCAGCGTCCCTGGACATCCCCACTCTGCGTTGCTCGACTGATCCACTGCCGCGGTGATATACGCATAGCCGCTATCCGTGAATGTGTATAGTCCGCCCTGCACGAAGTCGCCAGCGGCATAGGTTGCTGGGTTCTCGGTGACCTCATAGCGATACTGCCCTTTCTCCAATGCCCCCAAGGTGAACGCGAATTTGTCGTAGCGGCTCTCGTACGACGAAAGGTTGTCAATCGCGTTCAGGTAGATGTCAGTGGCTTCCAGCGTCGCTAAGTTCGTCAGCCGCAAGCGGTAGACCGTTGCGCTGTTCGCACGCTCGGTCCAGGTGACTGTGATCGTGTTGCTTTGACTGGCCTTTAGGTATAGCATCAGTTGGCTTTCTTGTAAATATACCTCAAAGCCCGATTTAACATTTTTTGCGGCCAAGTGCCCGGTATAGCTCCACCCGCCTCTGTGTCGTCGCATCCAAGTCAAAGCGCTCTTTGACATCTTTCTGCAACTGCGCCGCCAACGCCATCCGCGTCTCTGGCTCATTCGTCAGCATCTTGATAGCCTTGTACCACCCGGTGTCGTTCTTCCTGTATGGCACAACGTAGGCATTCTCCATATGTCGCACAATATCGGTGTAAGGCTCTTTCTCCGAGCATATCAACGCCTTGCCCATCCATCCTGCCTCCACAACTTTTAACTCGCTCTTGAGGCCATTAAACAGCGTATCCCGCAATGGTGCCAGCGTGACATTGACGAAGTTGTAACCGCCAACATAGGAGTAGATGTCGGCTGCCCTTATTCTTCCGTAGTTGCGCGTATTTTTCCCATTGTAGCTGAAAATGCGCTCATATCCAGCATAGACGTGATTACCATCATTCCATCCACCCAGGTAGATCCGGTACTTGCCATCAAGTGAATGATCGCCCTCAAGCTTGCCCATTGAATTGTACAGCATCTCAATATCCTCGCCATGCTGAGCGCCACCAAACCACCCGAATTTGACAACATCAGGATCGGGTTCCATCTCCGGAACAGGGATGAACTGCTGGTATTTATCGTAGGGGATGTTGGGTAAGATTGTGATGTTTGGATTCAGCTTCTTGACGTACTCGGCCAGGTGCGTAGTCGTGCAGGTGACGTGATCGGCAAGGCGCACAGTCTCTGCGATCATCTCGCTCATCTTGTGGTCCTGGTACTGCTTATACATGATATGCCCGGTGCCCAGGTACCAATAGTCGTCCATGTCCAAGATAACCTTTGCGCCGGCACTTGTGAGCGCCTTGTAGACGTTCCTCACCTGGTCAATAGTGCCCTGCACCCACGTCCGGTTGAAGAGAAACAAGTCCACGGATTCCAGTGCTTCATCGGTGATGGTGGCGATGTTCTCGACACAGACAAAGTCAAACTCTGGGTAGTTGTCGCTGACCACGGCGTTGGGCATCTCGAGGCGGTAGTAGCTGCAGCCTGTTGGATGCGCGTTGTAGACGATGCATATCTTCATTTTGCAAAGTTAACCCAAAAAAAAAGCCCCGCGATCTCTCGCAGGGCCTTCAACCAACCAATACAACTACGCTGCAATATACGATTTCATGCGTTATGATCCGCTAATCTGCGTCGCACTTGTTATGCCAGAAAGCAAGGTTCCGCTGACCAAAAACATCGGCTCAGTTTCCATGCCTGTCAGCGTAATGTCGTAGCCGCTCCTGTCACCAAAGGCAGTGCCGGTCTGAGCCGTGCCCGCTGACATATCGCAGCCATTCGACGCTCCCAAAAGCCAGTAGCGGTCGTTCTGATCTCTTACGATTGCCAACACTCGGTTACGAGCGAGCAAACGTAGTTCATTGCGCACAGCAACCTGCAGCTTGTTGATGATGAACTGCACGTCTTGCTGATAGAATACAGTGCCATTCTCCAAGGAGACATTGACTGTCTCCGTCATCTGCGAGGTGGCCTTCGTTAAGTCATATTCATAGAAGGCGGAAGAGTAACCGGTGAATCCGGTTACTGTCCCACTTCCGTTAGTGCCAACACTTCCTGTTGCGTTGAGGACCGCTATGCGGACCTCTTTAATGCCACCCGCGCTGTCACGACAGCCGAGTGCATATCCGGTGGTTAGTCCGCAACTCATGGTTAGGCCAATTTCCAGTCAACAACAAACTCAGGGTAGGCGATTTGCACGCCGGCTTTCATAGCAGCCTGGAAACGAATTTCATCGTTGTCGCGAGAATGCCAGATGCTGAACTGCTCCTCATCGCTGAGCAAATCCGTTCCGTAGAACATATTGCCAAGGTATGAAGTGACGATTCTGCTGGTGCTGTTCAAGCCGTTAACTGCAACGACTTTGAGGTTTGTGCCTGGGAAGACCTGCTCGCCAGTCTGCATGCCCTCAGCCGTGTAGTGGAAGTTACCGGTGCCCGATCCTACGTTGATGAATGCGTTCATCATCAAGCGGAAAGTGTCCCAACCACAGAAGGCAACTAAGTCCTCGCGGTTCAAGATCTCAACTGGGATTCGAGTGTAGATCTGTTGGAAGATGCCGATCACATTCGATGCTGTGATCGCTCCTGAAACAGCGGCAACGTTACCCGACACAACAGTGCCTGATGCCTGGTCAAGTAAGCGGTTGAAGCCGTCAAACTTGTTGGTTTGGATGTTGGTGTTCGACGTCGCTGTCGATCCCTGCCAGATTGCAGTCTCCAAAGCAGCGGCGATCTTGGCAGCCTTCTGCTCAGCAAAGGCCTGCTCAAAGGGAACGCCAGTGTAGTTGCTGCCTTGCGTCAGCTGCGTCTGCATCCAGTACTGCTCAAGCGAGCGAGGGCAGAGCGCCTCTTGTACTTTGATAGCACCAACTGTCAACGTGCGAGCGCTGAACGTCGTCGTTCCTGATGCATTCCATCCGCATGACGTTCCAGCTTGGAACGGCGCATCGGTGTCCATCAAGTTAAGGTTTGCAGCCGACTTGATGCCGACTTGCTTTGACAGCAGGCTGGCAGTCTTCGCTCCGAAGACGGCCTTCGTGATCAACGGCAGTCGCTGCTGGTCGACATACGTTGATAAGTTTCCAAAGGTGTAACTCATTTTTTTGTTGGGGGTTTATAGGGTTAAAGTATTCTTTTCATGTTCTGAATGGTCGCAGCCAAGGCGCTGAAGTTCTCTTCCTTCCTGCGCTTGTTGTTTTCAACAATGCCAGGGATGCTTGGAGCCGCTGGTGCTGTTGGCAGGTCGCTGACCTTCTCAACGATGTCTGCCATGGTAGTCATGTGCGAGGCCATAGCCTCCATCTTTTTGCGCTGCGCTCCCAGCTCCGTCATCGCGGCCTTGAGCTCATCCATAATCGCCTGCAGGTGCTTAGCGACAATCTCAGTGACGACTTCGGGTGTCATCGTCGGATAGGCATCAGCGATCTCCTCAACGACTTCGGTGGCTACTTCCGGGGTGATCTCAGCTTCTACCTCAACTTCCGCCACTGGCTCTGCAGCTGGTGTCGCCTGTACCTCAGTGATCTTGCCGCCAACGGTCACGATTGTGCCCACGTCAGGGATTGTGTGCGTTCCATC